TGCGGGCGGTATTTGTATTCACTCATAGGGCCACCCTACCATAGGGAAGTGCATCGGCGCCAGTCACTTCACGGACCTCGGCATCGGAACGGACCCCGCCAGCGACGCCGGATCGATCTCGGGGGCCACCGCTTCGACCTCCACGACCCATCGGCCCTCCCAGCGCATGTCATGGACGAACAGGTGCGTCCCGCGAGCCAAGATCATCTCGTTATCGGCGGTGCCGAACACCGAGAACCGCCACGCTGGCGATACCGGGTGCCCCGCCGGGACACGCACCACGAGCGACACGTTCCCGCCGAACGCGGCCGACGGACCAATCGAGGTCGACATGTACCCGTGCTGCGTATAGACACACCCGATCAGGTCTTTCGGGTCCGGCGGAGGCAGACTGGCCCACGCGCCCGGCCGCGTCCCATCCGGCCACACCAGCTCGTCCAGGTTCGTGCCGCGCCGCAGGATCACCGGCTCGGGCGCCGGGGTGAACCCGTCGTCGGCGTCCCGAGTCAACGTGCCCCACTGTCCGCGCACGGTGCCGCCCTCAGCCTTGCGGAGCGCGTCGTTCCAGGCACGGTACGACGAGCCCGTGTACTCCCGCAGCGCCTCCAGCGCCTTCCCGGTCGGGACCGGCAGCGCGTCGCCCCAGGCGCGGCCGAGGTGCGCCGCGTCGAAGTCGAGCGCGTCATCCATCCCGCCGAGGACGGAAGTCCCGCCGCCGTTCGCTTCCTTCCACTCGGCCAGGTACCGCTGGTAGCGGGTCGAGCGGTTCTTCCAGGACCGCACCGCCGACTTGTACGCAGCCTCGGCCTCGGGGGAAACGGTCGCGTACGCACGGAGCAGCGACTCGGCCTCGGTGACCAGGGCCTCATCGAGGTACTGGTTCTGCTTCAGGTAATGCAGCGCCGTCCGGTCGCCCTGCATCGCGGACTCGAAGTAGTGCCAGTTGAACGACGTGTGCAGCTGCTTCTTGGTGGCCTTGCCCGCGTTCGCCGGGCTGTTGTCGAGCCGGGCCTGCGCCTTCGCGAGCCACGGCTGCCACGCGTCGGGCGGCACCTTGCCAGGCTCAGGCGGCTTCGGCGCCGGGCCAGGCCCCTTCGGCGGGGGCTTGCCCGCCCACTTCTTCCGCAGCGCCGCCGCCTTGGCGTCAGCCTCGGCCTGGAGCGCCGCGAACAACGCATCCTCGGCAGCGCGTGCCTGCTTCGCCAGGCGCGCCGCAACGACCTGCGTCGGGTCCGGCCCCGTCTTCGGGAACGCCTCCGTGTACCGCTTCCGGAAGTCGCCGAGCGACCCGTCCGAGGCCTTCCAAAGGTCTTGGAAGTCCTTCCCCGCGCCGGGCCACGGGTCGTCGTCACGGTAGAACGGTACCGCGAAGCAGCCGCACCGATCGTGGTACTTGCGTCCCGCCGCCGCGAACAGCGCCGTATCTTCCTTGTAGACCGGTCCACGGCTCGCCAGCATCGCGCAGAACGCGCACGGGCGGCCGTCCGTCACCCGCGCCCAACCCTTCGCCTTCGTGTCCCCCAGCGCAGTTGCCGCGATCGTGCCGCGCCCCGCGTTCGCGACATGCCGATACCCGGCGCCGGAGCTCGCCACCGAGGCCGTGGTCAAGGCCTGCGCCAGCGACGCACCCTGACTCAACGACTTCTTCACCTGCACCGGCCCGGTCACCAGCAGCGACGTGTACAGCGCGCCGGGAGGGGCCACGTTCCGCACCACGGTTGGCACCTCATCGAAGACGCCCATCGCCTTCCGGTGCGCCAGGTAGAACTGGCCGCCGAGCGCCGCCGACTCGGCCTGCATCGAATCCAGCACCTTCGACACCGCCGCCAGGTACGCCGGATAGGAGCGGTCCAGGTTCTGCGGGTCCAGGAAGGCCGAGAACGCGGCCTGCACCGCCGTCCCGGCCTTCCCTGCCACCTGCGCCTGCTGCGCCCGGTACGCCTCGATCAGCGCCTCAGGCGCCAGCGCCGTCGCCACCAGGAACCCCCATCATCGGGCTCGCCACCTGCCGAGTCATCGCCTCGGCGAGCAGCGCAATGGAATCGGTGCTCGTCGCCTCCTGCTTCCAGCGCTCGACCTCGGTGTCCGTCGTGCCCGGAATCCGGTCCCACAACGCCTGCGGCGGCACCTTCAGCATCTCGGCCATCTTCCCGAGGGCATCGACCACGGACGCCAGCGAACGGGCCTCACGGTCGCGCCACCGGACCTCGGCGCCATCATCCACGGCAGCATCGCCTGCCACCTCGCCCGCGAACCGGAGGAGCTGCTCATGCGACTCGCCGAAAATCGTTGCGTACTCGTCGGCCTTCCGTGTCGTGGCCTGCTCCGCCGCCGCGAGCGCGTCGGCGCTCAGGTTCACGAGGTCGCCGAGCAGGACGTGCGGGGACGTTTGCGCGACAGCCGCCATCGACCGCACGGCCGACTGGTATGCCTCCAGGTGACCAGCGACCTCGGTCTGGCCGAAGTCGCCGAACTTCGCGTCGGGGCTGTCGCTGATCCACAACCGGTCCACCGCCGCCTCGAACGGCTCGACCGGGTTCCCGTCCTCATCCTCGGGGATCGCCAGCCCGGTCGCCCACCGTTGCCGGAACGCCGCGAACTGCATCGCGACCATCATGCTGAACACCGTCTCGTTGATCCGGTCCTGCAACGGGATCAGCGGCGCAATGATGCCCGGCGCCACCGGGTCGCCGAGACGCTCCCGGTACCGGACGAACGGGCACCGGCCGAGGCCGTGTTCGTTGCGGGTCACCAACCGCATCGTTCCGGGCTCGCCCGCCGGGGTCAGCAGCTCGAACTCGGACACGTCGTCGTACAGCCGCCACAGCCGCTCGCCCTGCCGGGACACCCCTACCTCGACCAGCGCGTAGTCGGGCCAGTCCGCCTCGAAGTCGCTATAGACGACGTGCGTGCGGGACGGGTGGTAGAACCGGATCGCCGGGGAAGGGCCGTCGCTCGGCAGCACCGAGCCGTACGCCGCACCGTACTCCAGGGCGCCCCGATGCACGATCGTCTGCCGCGCATCCAACTTGTTCGCCTGCCAGTGCTGCCACACGGCCGCGTTGTCCGAGGTCCGTGCCGACCGGAACCCCTCCACGAACAGCACCTTCGCGAACGTATCGCTGATCAGCGGCAGCCACGGGGTGCGGGACCGCTCGGCGAGCCGCCGGTACTCCGTCTTCGCCGACCTCGGCATGAACGGCTCATCGTGGTCGCCAGCAAGATAGCGCCGGACACGGCCCTGCGGGCCGCGCAGCGGCTCCCACCGGGCCGCGTGCGCCCCGGCAAGTTCTTGCGCCAGCGACACCGCAGCGGTCGCGCTCATCGGCATTAGGGCCTCCTGGTGTGATTGGATCGGGGGAGGGGTGAAACGGGCTGTACGGGGCTGCTAGGCGGCTTAGAAGCCCACCAGGCGCCCGACCTTCTTCCGGCGCCCCGTGACGCCTTCGGCGAGGCAACGCTGCCGCGCCATGTCGGCCAGAACCCATGCCGCGAGCGCATCGACCTTCTTCGGCGACTCGCGTGTCTCTTTCCCAAAGGACACGCCCCAACGGTTCGGGCGGCGCCGAGCGTTCAGGACATGGCGCCGGAACGCGAGGTTCCCATCGTGGGGCGCCTCACGGTCAACGATCCGGCGGTGCAGGGCCTCCACGGCACGCACCGTGTCCGCCTGCTTCGTGCGCATGTCCCATGCGACCGCGTGCCCCGGCTTCGCCTTCACGAGCAACCGCTCGCCGTGCTCGGCGCGCCAGGCGTCCACGTCCGTCTCCCACAGCGCAACGTCGGCGAAAAAAGCCAGCACGTCGAGACGCTCGAACTCGTGCGCCACCTTGTCGCGAACCTGCGTCTTGTCCACTTCCCACCCTGCACCTTGCGGCCCTTCGGGCTTCTCCCACAGCCCGAGCAGGAACGGCGCGCCGTCAGACATGCGCACCGCGACAAGGGCCGTGGAGTCGTCCCGCAGCGAGCCGTCGAAGCCGAGCGCGACCGCCTCGCCGTCGCTCAACGGCGCCAGCTCCGGGCGCAGGTTCGCGTCGAACTCCGCCGGGGACACCCAGGCGTCGGCCGCCGCCGTGATCTGGTTCAAGTAGAACCGGCGCGAATCCTCCGGCGGGGTGTCGGGGTCGTAGACTTCTTCCCGCACCCGCTCCAGGTCCACCCACCCGGCAGGGTTCGCCGGGCGGGCCGAGTCGCCGTACGCCAGGGCCAGCCCCGCCAGCAGCGCCTCCGGGTCGCCGAGGTCGATCGACG